TGCCCTTAATAATAACGCTATGGGAGCGTCTGACAAATATAAAGGTAAATACCTTGAGATTACCGGAAAACTCACAAACATTGATGCAGCCGGAAAATATATTGATCTCATGGCTGATGGAGATTTTGAGATTATTGGAGTTCAGTGTTACATCAAAAACGACGACCAGAAAGCTAAAATAGCATCTATGTCAAAAGGTGACACTGTTACATTGAAAGGAAAATGTACGGATGTCGGAGAAGTGCTTGGATATTCTCTTGATATTGATGAAATAGAATAAATGCTAAAAAAGACCGGCTCTCGCTACCAACGAGGACCGGTTTTTAAAAATAAGACAATTCCAGAGAAAAATCTTACCTACACATTAAGTATATCATCTCCGGGATTGCCGTACAAGTGTAAAAAAGGAGAATGATAAAATGAACGAATCAGTATGTATCTATTTGAGGAAATCCAGAGCCGATCGGGAAGCTGAAGCGCATGGAGAGGGTGAAACTCTTGCCAGGCACGAACGTATCTTACTGGATCTTGCGAAAAGGCAAGGCTATAGCATTGGCGCTATCTATAGAGAAGTGGTTTCTGGTGAAACAATCTCTGCACGTCCAGTCATGCAAAAACTTCTTCACGAAGTGGAATCCGGTATGTGGGACGGTGTTTTGGTTGTCGAAGTAGAACGTCTTGCCAGAGGTGACACCATCGACCAAGGCGTTGTGTCCAGAGCTTTTCAGTACTCTGACACGAAGATTATTACTCCTACAAAAATATACGATCCGAACAACGAATTTGATGAAGAATACTTCGAATTTGGACTTTTTATGTCCAGACGTGAATATAAGACCATTAAGCGCCGATTGAATAATGGTAGAATCTCATCGGTCAAAGAGGGGAAGTACTGTGGTAACAAGCCGCCTTATGGATACGAAAGAGTAAAACTCGAAAAAGAAAAAGGTTATACCCTCAGACCTGTTCCAGCTCAAGCCGAGATCGTAAAGATGATATACACCTGGTATGCCGGTGATGGCTGCGAGCAAATTGGAGTTGCGAAGATTGTGCGTAAATTGAACGACATGGGAATAGAATCCGCGCTAGGCGGCGACTGGACTCCTGCCAGTATACAGGGAATCCTGACAAATCCGGTATACATCGGAAAAATACGATGGAACGGGAGAAAAACTGTAAAGACTATACAGAACGGGCAAGTGGTTAAGACACGCCCACGGTCCAGAGACATTCTTATCTGCGAGGGATTGCATTCGGCTATTATATCGGATGATCTGTATAATTCTGTGCAAGAGATACGCCAAAAGAATCCACCTCGTCCGATCAGCATAAAAAACACAGTTCGCAATCCGCTTGCCGGAATCGTCTATTGCAGCAAGTGTGGTCGTGCCATGGTTCGCCGCCCTTATCAAAAACGCGGACAGGAAGATACCCTCATGTGTCCATATACGTCTTGCCCTACAGTGAGCAGCAAATTATCTCTGGTTGAAAAAGCTGTGTTTGATGGAATCAAAGAAATAGCAGAGCAGTACAAGCTGAACAATGATATTAATGTTCCATATAATACTATCAATTCCGGTATAGTATATAAGCAAAATCTTATACGTGAAAAAGAAAGTGAGTTGGAAAGCTTAAATGTCCAAAAAGCAAAACAATACGATCTGCTTGAGCAAGGAATCTACACCACAGAAGTCTTCCTTGAGCGTTCCAAAACCATAGCTACGTCTATCCAATCATGTTCTGATGCTATCGCGAACTTAAGAAAAGAAATCGAACACGATGAGAATATTATGGCGCAACAATCAGATTTTGTTCCACGCTGTGAAGAATTGCTTAATAACTATTGGAATCTTGATACAGAATCGAAGAATAAAATGCTTAAAAGCTTAATCGAAAAGGTTGTCTACTCAAAAAATACCAAAAACGCTTATGGAAAGGGTAACGAGATTGGTTTTCAACTCGACATTTTCCCAAAAATTCAAGAAAAATGATCAATGACATCTTCTATGTGCCAGTTCGTATGCACATAAATGTTATCAATATGTAAAAGAAGCCCCAAGGATTAACTCCAAGGGGCTTTAGTTTTATGTTTTTTAGATTGCAATCAAATCTTTCCAGGTGTTCTTGCCACACTCTCCGTCTACTACCAGTACTCCATTTCTGGACTTCTGATACTGCTTTAATGCATAGATGGTGTTCTCATCTGCTTTTCTGGATAAGCTCAGTGCTTTTCCGTTCTTTCCTTTGAATCCTCTTGCAATCAAAATCTCCTGAAGTAATAATACTGATGTTCCTTCACTTCCAAGTTTTACTAATTTTGGCTCAAACATATAACCGGCTCCTTTCGTGGTTATTGTAGTTGTTGTATTATTTGCAGTATTGCTGGATTTGCTTCCGCTTGTGACTGCAATAGCTACATGGTGGCTGTCATTCAGAAGAATGTCTCCGGCTTTCAGATAATCGCCGGAAGTCAGATATTTTTTATCTGTCAGTACCTTTGCCCCTGCATTCTTCAATGCCTGTCTCATGTTTCGCGTTGTCAGATAGATGCTTACTGCTTTCAGTTTTGCATTATTTAGGCGATATCCAGCACCCTTAACGATAGCTGCTGTACTTGCACTGCAATCAGATTCGCAAGCTACCGTGATCTGCGCCGGATCGTAGTTACTTGCCTTTAAGTGCCGCCAGAATGAATACCGGTCATTGCTGTTTCCGGCAGTGCCCTGATCGTATCCAATGAGATTGTTCTGTGCCGCTTTTGCCGCCATGTCTGCGATCATGGCTGCGATTTTAGCGCTATTGAATCTTAGAACACAGAGCCACGGTCTGCTGTACCAGTTCATGATCTGATATTCTGTACCAGTCTGATCTCCTGCTTTCCCACCTGCATATCTTCCTCTTTCATCATGTCCGCAGTTACTGATTTTTACCATTTTAGTTTCTCCTTTCTGGTTAGAATCTCTGTAGTCCTTGTAGAACACATCCATATCTACATTTCCATTGATACCATTGACTTTTCCTTTGCTAGAATACTGCCAGCCTACACCGACATTCGGACGTAATCTTTCCTGCACAGAACCATTGTCGCTTGCCGGATAACGAGCAATCCAACAATCATATTGCTTGAGAGCATCTGTCAGAACATTATTGTACCAGTCGAGATTACAATAAATTCCAACCTTATAACCGGCTTTCTTGATTCTGGTCAGAAATGCTACTGCAATATTCTCAATAGCCTGTTTTCCGAGACTTCTCTGCTGGCTCCATTCAAGGTCATAGAATACTGGAAAGTCTAGTCCACGTCCACCAAGAACGGAAAGTACGTCCTCAGCTTCGTCAATCGCTTGTGCCGGTGTCAAAGCGTAGCTGTACTTGTATCCACCAATAAGAATTCCATTGGATTTACAACCTTTGTAATTATGTTCAAAAGATGTATCAATTCCAGATTTCTGATGAATTCTTAATATCGCAAACTTGATTCCAGAATTTTTAACTTTCGTCCAATCAGGTTTCCCTTGAAAAGATGATACGTCAATTCCTTTAATTTCCATCTGTCTTCCTTTCTCCGGTCTTGCACCGGCGCAAATTCCAATATATGCCATTCAAACGTGCTTAAAAAGCGTTATGCTCGTTTCAATACAAGGTTAATAAGATAATATCCCTGTGGGAATGTTGGGTTCGCATAAACAATATTGTTTTCTATTGATATTGAAGCTATAGCACCTGTAGTACTAACAACTCCAATATTAGATATTGCTTGCATTTTTATATTGGATGGTAATATTGCAAGCGTATCCTTTGAAGCTAATGGACCAGTCAGCTCGACACCGATATGTATATACACAAACTGTGAATTATAGACACAAAAAGATGTACCGACTGTATGCGCAACAGAAATGTTAGTTGTCAAATTCGTGTTCAATGAATTAATCCCGAGTTTGTCTTTTAGGTATGTAAATAATTGTGAGAACGATATTTTTTTTAATGTATTCCCTTCTCCAACTATCAATGTGTCACTTTCTGCCGGTGTTGCTTTCGAAGTCAGTGCCGACATTAATATTGTTTTTAATGATTCTGCCATAATATTTTACCTCTCTTTATTCTTTTACTCTCAGCATTGAGCCATCTGAAGTAGCAAGTGCTGAGCCATTGCCTGAATCCAATACATACTGGACATTCCGAACATCAACAACAATTAAAATTCTTGCTCCTGTCTGCACTATACTAGGGCTTATGCTTGCACCAGCAATATAGATATTTGCATCTGCCATACATATCACCCTTTCACTTTGATTTTGTAATTATCCACCCACGTTTCGTCCGCAATTTTATAAATGAATCTCAGACAATAGATTCCTGTTTTTTGTGGCTCAATTAACGCATCTAGTGTATGCTCGTTGATATTGCAGTTTCCAGAATCTTCAACAGTCTCTGTATCAGCATCTGTATCAACGAAAATCAATTCGTAGTTCGCTGAAAATATGGAGAAAGGAATATCTACACCGCATACTGGTTCTACTTTGCTTTTGAATCGGATTTTTTCTCCTAAATCCATTATTGTATTACTATCGACATATCTGATTGCCATTTTCTTTCTCCTTTCAGCATATTTTGTGTCCAGTGAAGCACTGCCTTGCAATCTCTGCTGTAAGTTGGCTCAAATTCAGCAATGAGCTGTATTCTAAATTATCCGATTTTGCTGTATAGCCTTTCGGAACAAGTTTCCCGCAAATTTCATGTCCAGATATCAAAAATAACACTGTAGCAGCGTAAGCTGTAAGACCGCCACTGCTTTCAGCATAAACATCTATGACATACTGTCCGTCTTTATCAAAAGGGACTATTGCGTCCCAGATTTCGAGATCCGATCCCTCTCGTCTCTGGAACACAATAGAAAACTCATTACATGAGCCATAAACTCTTGTAATCATTAGTCATCAGTAACTGTAACAGAAATCACAAATGTCTTACCTGCATCGACCGGATTAGGCGTAATACTTACAGCTGTGATTTTTGGTGGATTTGAATTATATTTTACAGTTCTGGTGATTGTCGTTGTCTTTCCAGCACTATCTTTTGCAATGACCGTAATTGTATTGTTTCCAGATGTTAATGTAACATCTGTGCTAAATGTGCCATTGCTACCAACAGTGACAGCTTTGCCATTAACTGTAACGGTTACAGGAGAAGATGTTGCATCGTTGGTTGTACCAGATACAGTGATTGTATTTTTATTTGTAACATATCCATCTGACGGAGAGCTGATGCTCAGAGTTGGTGGTACGGTATCAATCTTAAATGTTACGGATTTCTGCGAAGCTGCATTGCCATCATAATCAGATGCATCAAATCTAATGGTATGAGAATCGTCACTAAGTGCTGCTGATGGTGAGTAAGAACAATTATAGCCATTTGATGTAGCGGTTTTTGTGATACCATCAGTAATCTTACTACCGCCATCAATTGTGATGCCGATTGTGTCCGGATTAACGCCCGAATCATCATCTGTGACACTCCATGTAATTGTTGGCTTATTATTTATCAGTGTAGCTGATGCCGTCGGATAGGAAACTGCAATTACTGGTGCGACTTTCTCTTTAACTGTAAGTTTTAATGAACCTCCTAATGTGGAATCTGTCGCATCTTTTGTGGTTACGTTTCCGGCATCATCAGTTGCTTTGATTGTCACTCCGTAATAATGTCCACTCTGGCTGTAACTGGACCTACTTGGTGCTGTTACTGTGGTTTCATATTTACCCGTATTACTGTTATAAGTAAGGGTGTAAGCTTGTCCATTTACAATAGCTTGTACTTGCTTTACTGACATTTATGTACCTCCATTTCATAATTCATTCTATATTTAACTTTTCGCAAAGTTTATTAATAAGTTTCTCTTGTTGGTCAATTTTCTTTTTCTGTGCTTTTAGCATTGCGAACATTGCAGGTATCATGATACGTTCGTTCCAGTCCTCAACAAGTCCGTTTTGATGCCGAGTAGCTTCTGGAAAGAATGCTTCTACGTTCTCAGCAATAAACATCGGGATATATCTTCCTTCATTCTCGTCCCCTTTAACTAGATATCCCTTTTTGTATTTCGCCCACGTTGGTTCGATATTGTACCATTCTTCAATTTCTTGCTCCGAAATATCGCTTCCGATATCTTTATAGCGCTTTGAAGATGAAGATTTTAGCATCAGCTGTTTGTATCCTGTACGTCCATCCCAACAAACAGTATTTGATGATGTCGTATACTCCATGTCTTCTATCTTTGGCGATTTTGCGAAAGATGCAGGATTAGTAACAGTTAAATTTTCAAATGTACCAGTGTCAGCCGATACCTCTGTGGCATGTACGGTTAGACTGTTATCGTCCCAACTGATTCCCCAATTTTCGCTATTTTCGATTTCAATATCTACTTCATCGCCAAAGAACTTCTTGATATCAACAGGGAATATTCCATCGCTTGAAAACTGTACACCTGTATATTTCATGTACTCTGAATTTTCTTCGTAGCTTGTAAATACAGTATATCCAGAGCGATCAATTAATCCTTTAACAGCATTGCTGGCATCTTTAATTTTCAGATAACCGTTCCCATTCTTTTTGCCGCCCAAGGTAACTGTTCCACCAAGAAGAGCATCAAGGCTGACGTAGAGACGCCCATTGCTATAATATAATCCCTTCCAAGCCCCGTCATTAGTCAGAATGCTAACTATTTGCTCCTGCGTCAAATTGTCTATATCAATAACGACCGCCACGCTCTGCATATCCATCAATGTCGTAGTACCACCGGATGCATATAATTTACATCTAACATTTGTCACATCTCTCGGAATACCGACAGTTGAACCATTAGAACTTGCTACTGTCTGACCAGATCCATTTGTCAAAATAGAATACAAATAGTGTGTCACGGTATCCTCATCGGTTGAGCTAGTATAAATGGTATTCCAAGTGTTTCCGTCAGCAGTCTCTTCAACAACGAATCTGCCTTTATAAGGCACTCTAGTAGCTGACTTTCCGTCACGATAATACGCTTTAAATGTTATAAAGTTTGGACTAATTGTCTTGTCAGAGCCACGTTTCAAGACGTTACATGATGGCTCAACCATGTATGTTCTACCAGATTCACCATCTTTTCCATCTTCGCCCTTTTTCTGCTTAGAAATCGTGAATCTTTTTGTTACTGCCAGATTACTGAGATATGTTGCTCTGATGTCTATCCATCCATTGTCTGCACTCAAGCCTGTGACAGTGTAAGTATGCGTATCTACATCCCAAGAGCCGGTTACACTGTCTGATTTTGTAATGGTATAGCTACAATCATTTGTGATATCTGACGAGCCGT